GATGACTTCAATGCTCAGCATTCCACTTCAAGTATGATAGCTGTAATCAAAGCTTACCGGGATGTTTTTTCACCTGCGATGTCTGAAGAGCAGCTTGCAGCAATGAACTGGATCTTGGACAGCTATACTGACATTATGGTGTATCCGCTGCAAGATGGGCCTTACAGGCCAAATGGAACATTGCTGTCTGGCTCTCGACTAACGACATTCATAAATACTGTCCTAAACTATGTGTATATGGACATAGCAGGTGTGTTCGAACACCCAGATGTTGTTGACTCTGTACACAATGGTGATGACGTGTTGATAGCAATACGTAGCGTCAAGGCCGCAATAGATGTACACGACAAAATGGCTGCGATTAACGCTCGAGCTCAGCCCGCCAAGTGTAACATACTCTCTGTGGGCGAGTTTCTAAGGGTGGAACATAAGATAGAGATGTCAGACGGTCTGGGGTCACAGTATCTGTCACGTGCATGTGCGACTGCAGTACACTCAAGGATAGAGTCACAGATGCCAGTACGAGCATTAGACGCTGTATCCGCTACGGTCACGAGAATGGGGGAACTGAAACGCCGGGCTCCTGAGGCGGCAGAACAGATAGACCTGTTAACTATCAAGATCTTCAAACATCTAGCTGTAGTCTTCAACACACCATACGACAAGTTATCGATAGCTGCGTCCGCACATAGTGTGGTGGGTGGTTGCAATGAGGACAGATGGGCGCCAGTAGAGTGGAAGGTGCGGGAGGTGATACCATATCACCTGAGAGAAGATGAGGAATCATCTTCTGTCGAACAGGCGGTAGTACCCGGTTGCCGGGACTATGCAGCCTTAATGGAAAAGAGACTGAACGGAGTAATACCATTCAACAAGATACACCAAAGTGTGTCTCGAGCTACGCGGGCTCAACTTGCAATAACGCGGGAATCGAAACTAGTATTAGATGACGTTTCCGCCCAAATCAAGTATAAGTATGCGCGTGCTCTGAAAGGTATGTACAAAGGGATAGTCAAACTGCCATTTATAGCAAGAGCTAGGTTTTTAGGTCTACCGCCTATTGCACTAGCGAGTCAAGCTCAGATCTCAAAACTCATGCGACTAACGTCATCAGTGAGTGATGTGGCCTGGACATTGAAAGTATTGCTATAAAGACATGAAAAATGGGCCGGCAACC